GACTCCGCGCAATCCCGGTCCAGATGCCATCTGTTCACACGGCCGATGGCCCACGCTTTAACTGCCCTATGTCTCCAGGAACGACCGATCAAACCGCCTCACCGCCGATACCCCGCGCAAACGTCCATCCGGTGCTCGTAGTACGAACTAACCGAAGCCTTCACCCGCCGCACCGTGTGATTGCCTTCCGCATCCAATCGGCCCCGCTCAGACTTCAGAATCGTGCGGACTTGCTGGATGGGCTTGATAAGTTTCCAGGCGTTGATCTTGCCTGTTTCGAGTCGCTTGGGCTCCAGTGCGCGGTATGCCAAAAGCGTCAGGATCTGCTGCTTCGTGGCCTGCAAAAAACGCTTGCCGTCCTTCCGTTTGACCTCGTAAACGGGGTCAGCGAGAAAAGCGGCAAGCATTTCAGAAGGGAGGAGGGATGGACTCGATGAAGACAAGAAAGCCCTCGGAGGTGAACGGCCCGTACTGCGTCGCCGTTCGGGTGCTGGACTCTTTTGCGCTGTCCCAGGCAAGCGGTAGCGTTGGATGAACTCTACAGGGGCAGGATATACCATCGGTTGTGGTGGTGTCAACAGAAAACACAATATGTTTTGGTCGACACGCCCATGGCAGGATTCATGGAACGCTGGAACGCTAGTGGAACGCTACCGCAAATAGGTTAGCGTTCCACTCCAAACCAATGATTCTATATATACTTATCTCCTCTGGAACGCATGGAACGCTGAAAATACAAAAGTAGTGAAAACACAGAGAGGAAAATAGGGAATAGGAAATCGTGCGTTCCAGCGTTCCAGCGTTCCACTCCTAAACGCAAAAAGCCCCGCCGAAGCAGGGCCGATTGGTGCTCTAAAGTAGCCGTAAGCCTATGGCCGCTCGGGCTTTACGCCCTTGGAAGTGCAGCGGAGATGCTGTCACCTCATAACCGGCTGATCTCAGTAAAGATGCAAACCACTGGGGCGTGACCGTCTTGCCGTACCATCGGCTAAACCGGTCCCGCATGTCTGGCAATGGCGCCCGGCCGCCTTCCTCGATCTCACACGCCTCTGCAATCCACTCCACTATCGGATTCTGACTCGCCCGATACTCTTCAACCTCAGCGCGTCCCACGCTGGTGAACGTCCCGCCGTTGAGGTACAACCGCTGGGCACCGTAAAGCGCCCAATGCAAGATCCCCTGAATCTCGGCGCGGAGCTTGTCCCAGATGGCCCGGTCCTGCTGCGCCAGTGGTATGACGTGATTGAACGATATCAGGAGCAGCCGGTTAAACGTACCCCGCGAACGGTCGTTGATGGTCGGAAGCACGTTGGTCACGATAACGTGCTTGGCGATGGGAACGTCGAGAACGGGAGGTAGGAACTTCTCGTCGAACAGAATCGGCTCTTCCGTGCTCACCAGTGTTTTGAATCCACCATCGGCGATCATGGCGTCCGAGGTAAGCTCCGTGAGAAGATTGACCAGCTTGCCCCGCAGCGGCGCCCGCTTCCGCGGATCGTCCATCGCCTCGACTCCCACCGCGCAGCAGTTCTGCTGGCCGGCCAGGACTCGCAGCAGATACGGGATGGTGGATTTCCCGCAGTCCGATTCGCCCTTACAGAGAAGGGCCTTTTTATAAGTGGCGTGGGGCATAAGGCAGTAACCGAAGAACTCCTGCAGGGCGTCTTGCTTCGCCTCCTGGTCGATGTCGCCGCCGAAGTAGGTATCGAGGCACTCCTGCCAAACCGGACAGGTGCTTGAGGAGTTGTACTCATGTGGGACGCAGGACTGCAGATAGTCGGTTTTGCGATGCGAGCGCAGCGACATCGAACGGACGTCGATCACGCCGTTCATCAGCGGGATTTCGTATTTCTCTAGGTTCCGCCACCGGACGTTATCGTTCCGCGATTCGTCCACGATCCGATTGGCGATTTCCGAGCGGCGCTTCATATTCGAGTGCCGGGGTTCGGCGCGCAGCGCCAGGTGCTTAAGCGATCCGGCGTCGATCTGGCCCCAGTGCGTGCCGTTGTACTGGTAGAGCACGCCGTTGTGATTTAGGAAGGAATGCTGCTGCATCAACCGGTCAGCGTGAGCGTTCGGAGTGAGTTTGGCGGGGACTTCGACGTCGCTCGATTCGTACTCGGGTTCGATGGTTTCAGCCTGCTGTGGTGCGAGGTATTCCGGCGACATCCCCGGCGCGTACCGCTTGCAGACATCGGCCACCAGCTTCACGATGTTTTTTTCGGGAGGTACAATTTCACAGCGCTTTGAGAGAGTGATGAGCGCTGGTAGGATCTCGGCCTCCTCCATGCCGTACTTCGACCGCATCGAGCAGGCGTACTTGAACAGCGTTGTGTGCTGCTGGCCATGCGGAATGATGTTCGGCGCTGGCCCGACTCGCTGACTGCCGGTAGGCTTCAGCCGCTCCAGTAGCCAGTCGGGAGCGTTTGCCGGATGGCCTACGGGGAACTCGTCGGGGCAGTCCCAGGCATACTCCTGCTTCGTATCCGGATGGATCGACGGCGCCGCGACGATGTAGCCACCCACGCCGCGGATGTCGATGTGCGGCCCGATCTTGGATGTCGAGTTCTGGACCGCGAACTCCGGCGACTTAAACAGGAAGTGTCGGCCGTCCGTACCCGTGACCGCCGTGATCGTTTCCGGCAGGCTGACCGACTCCAGCCACTCGGCGGCATCGGCGTGCTTGGAATCGACGTCGAGGACGAACCACATCACGCCGGTCTTTAGGCCGATGTTGTACTGCGGGTTTTCTGTCCACCATTTACGGATCTGGGATTCATCGGTCACGGCGTCTAGGCATCCGTGTTTCGATGCGGGAATCTTCGAGAGCGGCTTGAGCGGATGAACCGGCCAGCCGCGGCGGGCGTAGTGAAGGGCGGCGTCGATTAGTTTAGACATGGGCCACCTTCCTGCGAAGAATTGATCGGTTGGCTGTGCGGGAGACGACCCTAAGTTCTGCAAGTTGCATGTGATATTCCGACCAATCCCCTTCTAGCCATCTTTCGGCGAACATAGAGCGCTCCTCATATCCGGAGCGGTACTCGATCTCGATCAACTCGAAATCGCTTCTCACTACCCGAAGCCATTGTTCAACCAACACCGCGAAGGTATTCGGCGGCGCATGGTCAACGTCTGAGTCCCTAATAGTCATTGGCTCCGACGTGACAGGACAATCCGCTGTCTTGCGGTTGCGCCAGAAGTCGTTACGGAAGGCTATGATTTGAGGGTCAACCACTGACCTGCAAATACTCATAACCTGTGAGCGTTGCGACTTCGGCGACAGGCAGTTTCTCCATGAGAAATCACGGATTGAACTGTCAACCCGGACGGCTAGAAACCGTAGATAACCCTTATCTATTTCCTGCACCTTGATATGCTTGAGGCCGCAATCAATGATTAAGTGCTGCCGTGGGTGTAGCGCCAGTAAAGACTGCACGAACTGCGCGTCATCGCCGCTGATAAAAGGCTGGCCTTTCCACTTCGATAACAATTCACGGATGAAAGTCTCGGCGGCTGCTTTGGTAGGAAACTCGTGGTTGCCTATCTTCATGAATGCGCCTCAATTAACGCATCTAGGGTTGGCCACTCTGATAAGTAATCCTCCAGATATGCTTGGTATTTTTCAGCCGATACAGTCGGAGTTTTATACTCCAACCACTCCGCCCACCGATCCGCATACTCCTGAATCAGTCCCGCGTTCTTTTCGTTCCACTCCGCCCGCCAACCCGACTCAGGCCTCTGCTTAAAGATCCCCTCGTATTTCACGAATGCGTATCCCTTCGAGAACGGTGAGCCGTCTTTCTTGCGCTCGGTGTGCTGGTCGCGGAGTAGCTGGAAATACTTCCGCTTCCGCTGCGCCTCGGTGTAATCCCTGATGCGTTTCTCGTTGACCTCTTCCAGTACGCCGTTGTAGACCTTCAGTTGCTTCTGCTTGGACCGAACGGCGAAAACGTACCCGCACTTGCACACGTCGGCCTGGAGTTCGTGAACCTCCCCGCAATCCGGGCAAACCTTGAACGTCTCGGCATACGAAACCTGCTTGCCCCTTTTCCGCGTCGAATCGTCAAGCAACTGCCAGTTCTGCTCCGCCGTCACCAGACCGTGCTCCATGGTGCAGTTGCCATGGTCGAGGATCAGGCAATCCGCCTTCCCCGGTGCCGTCCGTAGCCCGCGGCCCGCCATCTGCAGATACAGGCCCTTCGACTTCGTCGGCCGCGCCAGGACGACGGCAGCCACCACGGGCACGTCTACGCCTTCGGTGAGCACCATGGCGTTACTGACTACGGTGACGCGGCCATCGGCCAGGCGCTGCAGGATAGATTCGCGTTCTTGTTTGGGGGTCTCCCCGTCCAGGTGCGCCGCCTTGATGCCCGCGGCCAGGAACGCATTTACGATGGTCCGCGAATGCTTCACGCCCGCAGCGAATACCATCGTCGGCCGTTCCTTCGCTAGCCGCAGCCACTCCGTCACGACGTCCCCCACGAGGTGCGGTTTGTTCATCGCATCGGCCAGTTCGTCCCGGTCGTAGTCGTTACCCGCAATCCGGACGACATGAAGGTCGATGCGGCGACCAGCGAAGGAACGGGGCGGAACGAGGTGCCCCTGCTGGATCAGCTCCGCGATGGGCGGGCACTGCACCATTACGTCAAACATCGACGCGAGGCCTTTTCCGTCGCCGCGGATCGGCGTAGCGGTTAGGCCGATCTGGTATGGATTACCAGCGTTCCGGATGACTTCCTGATAGCTGTTCGCCGTCGCCCTGTGCGCCTCGTCGATCATGATGAGCGACGGCGCAACGTCGAAGTCCCGGTTCATGAGAGTCTGCACCGATGCCACCTGCACGAGCTCATGCGGCCGGTCGCGCCAGTGCTGCCCCATCACGACGCCGTGACGGATGCCGAACTGGTCGAGGCGGGTAGAGGCCTGAGTCACTAACTCCGATCGGTGTGCTAAAAACCAAACCCTTCTACCTTTCGACACTGCGCTGGCAATGATACTTGCGGAAATTGTGGTTTTCCCAGCGCCCGTGGGGGCAACTAGGAGAACCCTTCTTGCTCCGTCAGAAAACGCTACCCGAACCTGCTCTATGGCTGCTTGCTGATATGGCCGCAATTGTTGTCCGCTCATGCCTGCACCGCCTTTTTTGCTTCGTGTTTCCTTCGGCGCTCATCCGACCACGGGATACCCTTCCTAGTGATGGAGAAGTGCTGCCGTAGCTCTTGGCTGACTGGGCGCCCCATCAAGGACCGAGATAGTTTCTTTCTCGTTTCCTCGCTCTTGACTTTACCTACGTGAGAAGCAGACATCTTGGCCTTAGTTTCTTCTGATACTGCCCTGCCAAGCGCTTTCGCCCTGATCTTGTCCTTAGTTTCTTGTGACATCTTCCGGCCAATGACCTTGGCTACTCGCTTTTCGATTGCCTCTTTTGACTGCTTCCTGCCTATGTTTGAACTTATGGCGGCGTTAATCCAATTTACATATCGCTTACTCTCGCGAGACTGATTGCCGATCTTTCGGCGGGTTTCTTCGCTGACAAGCAAACCGCACGCACCATCGCCACCATTGGTCGAATTGGTAAGCCGCACGCCAAGATTTCGATAATGCTGTATCCAGTACTTCTCACGCTCCTGCCATGGCCCATCGCCCCGTTCAAGAATGACCAGATTCGGCGAATTCCCTTCGGATAGCAGCTTCTTTATCCAGCTGTTTTTGTGGCTATCTTTTCCATTGCAGTGGTATATGTGCTGGTACAAACGCTTCTTTGGGTTAGCGGTATAGCCGATGTAACGGACGGCTTCTGTTTTAGGGTCTGTCAGCGCGTAAATGAACCATTGGGCGCTCATCACTCAAACCCCTCCGCGAAATACCACGTCTCGAACGCCAGCCCGGAATCCGCCACGCAGCACGAAATCCCCTGGTGCTTGCGCTTGGCGATGTATTCTCGTTGCTCCGGCCGCGCCGCCTTGCCTGGTGCCTTTACCTCGACTTCGAGGTATCGAACCGTGCCGCGTCCGGTGGGCTTCATCGCTGACCAGTCGGCCATGCCCTTCTCGCCGATGCGGACGGAGTGCCCCGCGTTCGTGCGAAACACGCCCGAATGCTGCCGCCGAACGATCCACCCATGGCGCACTAGAAACCGTAGGATTTCGGCCTCGACGTCATTTTCTGTTACAGTAGACACGTCTCCCCTCCTTTTGGGGTGCTCCCTGCCTCGTAGGCAGCTTCGGCAAAACAGAAACTGACACGGCAGGTTTAGTTATGTGGTTTGCGGCGCCACCCGCCGCACGATAAACGACTGCGCCTGCACGTCGGGCCGGGCGGGACGGCGGAGGACTTCGATGTGGTCAACGAACGTGATGATGTCCGCCTGCGTGTCGATGGCCCGGCCGACGTAGCGAGACACGAGGTCCCACGGGATGTCGGGCTCGTGCTGGATGATGATGCGGGTCATGCGGCTGCCGCCCGCCTGCGTAACTTCTCCACCGCCTCAATCACCATCTCCGCCTCCAGGTCCGCCCGTCGCAGGTCACCGCGTAGGCAGCGCAACCGAGCCAAGTCCATCCGGCCATCCCACCGCCGCACGGCCTCCAACGTGTCCTCCAGGTGCTCCCGACACCGTTCCGCCCGCGCCCGCAGCGCCTCGACGGTCATCTCCGGGGCGCGGTCTGCGGCCGTGCGCCGGGATCGGGGATGGGGTTTGGTGGGGGTCATTGGGGGCCTCGTGCCGAGTCGATGGCGGCGTTGCGGGTGGGGGCGGAAACCTGCTGGATATCGTCGCCCGAGTCCCACAAGACCTGCCACTGGGCCTCGTGGTCGGAATACACCACATCCGCCCCCATCTCCTCGCACCACGCCTCCCGCTCCAGGGCGTCGGCGGCGGCGGAGATAGCCGCAGCGCCCATCGCTGATTCAGCCCCGATCTGCGCTTCAAGACGGGCGATGCCAGTCATCCCCACGTTGTCCGACGCCGCTGCCTGCCGCGCGTACTCCTGCGCTCGCCGCTTCAGTGGTTCCGCCATCTCTCTCAGCCGCGCCACCTGGGCGGCGGTGCCTGCCAGCACTTTGCCAGCATTAAGCGTCTCCCGACCTCGCGTTTCAGGCGGGGGAGGGGTCACCGCATCAGCGTTAACCCCTTTGTTTCTGGCGGACTCGGCGCGGTTCGAACGCGCTACCCCCGACTTAGAAGGTCGTGGGTTGGTCGCTGATTGCGTCGATAACTCGTTTGATTCCTTCATTCTCCTCTATGCCTTTGGGCGTCTGCCAGCAGTTTGCCAGCAATAAGGGTCGCCCGACCTTCACTGAATCCGCTCCAAGCCAACCCGGATCTCTTCCAAGTCGGCCTTCGTGTAGTGCATCGTTGTTGACTTCCGCGTGTGCCCGAGCAGGCTCATGCGCTGCGCTTCCGTCAATACCGTATCCGTTGCCGTCGCCGTCGTGTGGCGGAAGTGGTGCCACCCGATACCGGGCACTCCGGCCTTGACCGCCGCCGGAGCCAGCACCCGCCGTAAATGGTTCTTGCCCGACAGCGGACGCCCGCCGCGCCCCGCAAAGACCGTCTCGTACCGCTTGCCGCTCCACTCCAGCAACTGCACCGCTAGCGACGTCGTCAACGGGACCATGCGCCGTGATTTCGAAGTCTTGACGGTCTTCATCTCGGCCCGCGTGTACTGACGACAGATGAACGCGCAGAACGGCGGCACCCGCTCACCGTCGTGCCACATATCCGAGTCGGTCAGGTTGATGGCGTCCCAACGCAGCCCGGACGCTTCGCTGATCCGCACGCCCGTCGAGCGCAGGAAGTCGATCAGCAACCGCGTGCGGCCGTCACAGAACGACTTGATGAGGTCAACCTGCTCGGCCGTCAGCGGATTCCGCTGTGCGGCGTTCTGCCGTGGCATGACCAGATCCTCGGTAGGCAGTTCGCCCGCGAAGTAGTTCAGCCGCTTGGCGTGCTTGAAGATCAGCCGGATCAGGTTCCGCACGCGCCGAATGGACTCGGTAGAGAGTCCGGAGCGAGTCTTCGCGCTGATGAGTGTCTGGACCATCGAACGGGACACGTCGCGCAGTTGCACATGCCCGAGCGCCGGGACGATGTGCTTCGACAGCGTGCCTTCGTAGGTGTCGAGGGTTCCTTTGGCGAGCCCGATCATGCAGTCCGGCCGGAACTTCAGGTCGATGAACTGCGCCACCGTCGCCGTCCCTCCGGGCGTGATCGTCAGGCCGTTGGCCGGCGCAACGAACTCGCGATAACCCTTCTCCCACGCCTTGTGCTTTGTCAGCCGCTCGGGGCCGGTCGTCGGTCCTACTGCCTTGCTGGTGGACCGCCACCGCAGAGTGCCGGATTCGTCGGCCACCATCTCCCGGTACTCGATGTACCACTTGTCGCCACGGGCGCGCACGGTGCCTTTTTGTTGGCCCTTTCGTTTCATGTCATCCTCCGGGGCCATAGAGATGGCCTCACGGAGATTGTATCGGTCTGCGCTCATCGAACCTCCATATAAGCCCGCACGAACTCCGCCGCTACTTGGGGCACGATGGCGTTCCCGAAGCCCCGGAGCGTTCCCGTCCGCGAGTACCAGTGTTCTTCTTTACCGGGGCGGCGAACAGCCACGCGGCCGGATACCCCATGAGCCAGCGGGAAAAGTCCGGATTGAGTGCGCCGCGATTTGCCGTCGAGGCAGGGGAGGATGTCGAAGTCGGACCAGAAGGCGTCACCTCGGCCACCTTGCGACTGAAGTCGTTGTTCCCCGCCGCATTGTAGGTGTCCGTTGCTGGAGAGCCCGCCATGGGTGTCGGCCAACCCACCAGTAGCGCCGCCTGATCGTTCAAGTTCGCCATGCCGTGCCCCTGCGCCTTCTTGTCGTCCACGTATTCCTGACTGTGAGCCGGGAAGTGATCGCGACTCGTCGGGGTTTCCCACCCCGCCAGCACCTGCCGCGACAGGTTCGGCGACTTGTCGTAGCTGTTGTTCTCGCTGCCCGTCTCGCTCTTCCAATCGCGGGCGTTGGGCGTAGTCCAGCCGGAGAGGTAAGCCTGATTTACCAAACTGCCATTTCGATTCGCCTGCGCCGGTGAGAGTGTTGCGTGCGCCGCATCCTGCTTTGTCGGAGAAAGCCACCCCGCCAGTCGCGCCACCGCCGTCAGCGTATCCGCCACTCCTCGGCTGATCCTCGCCCCGCTGCTCTCCGCGTCCTCGCTCCGGGTGGTCGGCCACCCAGAAAAGCCGCTGCCGGATGTGGGGCGCCCCAACAACATAGTCGCCCTCCCATTCAACCCTGCCGTCTTCGCCAACAACAGCAGTCCATCTTTTCTCGCCGACGCCCGCAGCGCATAACTCCGCAAACCCCAGGCGGTACGAATCTTCCTCCACGTCAGCTTGTACTCCAGAGAGCCATCGCAATCCAGCCGCTCCCGCAACCTGCTCACCAAAGACGACGTTAGGGCGGCACTCGGCGATGAGTCTCCGAAACGCAGGCCAGAGGTGGCGCGGGTCGTCTTCCCCGAGGCCTTTCCCGGCGACCGAGAAGGGCTGGCAGGGGCAGGAGCCTGTCCAGACTGGTTCATCGTCGGGCCATTCGGCGAGGCGCAAGGCAAGGGGCCAGCCGGCGATTCCGCAGAAGAAATGGCATTGGGTGTATCGAATAAGGTCGTCTGCATTCAGTTCCTCGATTGGGGTTTCGTTCACGTCGCCGGGCGGGATTTCGCCAGCATCGATGAGGGCGCGGAGCCACTGCGCGGCGTAGGGGTCGATTTCGTTGTAAAGGTTCATCGCCCCCACCCATGCACCGGAGCCAGCCGCGTCACCTTATGCCCCCGCACATCCACCGGCCGCACCCGCTCGATCGCCTCGGGGCCGATGACGACCTGGACATCGGGGACATACGGCCGCACGACGACTGGCTTGGGCTTGGGGGCGGCGACGCGCACCGGCTTGACCTTGACAACCCGTGATTTCCGTTCCCGCTTCCGCGCCGCGTTCTCCGCATCCCGGATGGCCCGGAGCTTCTCCGGGTGCCGTTCGCGCCACCGTTGCGCGTTGCGGGACTCGGCTTCCCGCTGGTGGGTTTCGCACAGGGCGTGGCGGCTGTTCTCCTTGCGGGGCGCGCCGCAGACGCTGCAAGTGGTGCGGAGGGTGCGGGGCTTACGCGGCATGGAGGACCTCCGCATCACGGCACCAGTCCTGCCAGGTTGTGATCCAGCAAGACCGCTCAACCATGGACCCACCACTCATATAAAAGACCTCGTCGCCCTTGCGGTGATTGACGCGACGGGTCTTGCCTTTCTTCACCACATCCCCCGGCTGCGGGTCGATTCGGGGGTCACGCGTCTGCATTCACCATCCTCCCCCACGTCTCCCAATCCACCACGATCACCGGCTGCCCCGGCACCCGCAGCCACGGGCCTTTCAATGTCACGGCCTCGACGGTGACGTGGACGTTGCTGCGCGTGACGTCGCCTATCGTCGGGTGCCACACGATCCGGTGGACGGATCGCAGGGCGGGGCGGGTTAGTTTCTTGATCTCCATTCGTTGCTCCTCTCTGTACTCTTCGATCTGCCATCGCGGGGTGCGCTCGATGGCGGGGTCGTCGTGGTCAACGCGGCGTAGCATAAGTCCTCCGCAGTCGCTCCCGGACGTAGAGTATGGCCTGTTCCCACGAAAGGTCATCGACCAGATACAGCGGACTGCTTGTCTCGACGACGAAGTACAGCCAGCCGGGGTAGTCGATCGGGCGATAGCCTTTGATGCGGTAGCGCTTACGCATCCGTCCCCTCCGGCGCGGGCGGCATGGGCAGGGCGGCCAGCATCTCCTCCGCCTCTTCGTTGGTCAGCGGCGGTAGCTTGGCGAAGTGGGTCATGCCCTCAATGTCATCTGGCCAAGTTTCGGCGCAAACGTGCGAAATCATCTGGAACCCTGGGTCCTTGATGTCCATGAGAATCACAGGTCCGTGGTCTTCGTGGGCTTCACTGAGCGGTCTCCAGCGGACGGCCTCGCGCAGCCGCCGCACCTCGGCGATCAGGGCGGGGAGGGCGTTGTGGGCGAGGGCGCAGAAGTCGAGATCCTTTACGCGGTTTCCCTCGACGTAGTAAACAGAGTCCTCGTCAGGCTCCTCGAAGATCATGACGTCATCGGCGTTCGACGTGTCGCAGATTATGCGGCCTTTGCCATCAAGTAACGCAGCCGAGCATACCTCGCGACTGCGCGCACCGTTCTCTACAAACCAATCTCCCTCTGTCGCGGCCTTCAGCGCCGCCTCCAGGGCGTCGAGGGTGGCGGGGGTTAGGCGCTTGGCGATCTGCTCGTTAGTCATGCCAAGCCCCCAAAAGATAGACGGTCAATCCTAGAAGCATTAGTGCCGTGCCCAGAAGCGCTATCACGACTCCGGCATAAACTAAGCAAGCGCCAAAGTTACTCAGCATCTATTCCCCCTCCAGCCGCGCTAGGGCGGCGTCGATCCGCGCCAGTGACCACTTGTAGGTCACCTTCCGTTTCTCGTCTGCCATGCCAGCGCCTTCGTACTCTTTCTTCAGTTCCACCAGCGCCGCCTTCGCCACCTCGACGGCTTCCAGCGCCTCGGCCCCGGCGAGCAGGGCGGCGCGAGTGCGTTGGCCCATGCTCGGCATCTGTTCCGCCATCTCCCGCAGCCGCGCGGCGTGCTGATTATTCGGCATCCCCCGCCCCCTGCCCCGCCCGAAGCGCGGCGGCACGTTCTTCCTTGCAGGGCGGTTCCGGTCGGATGAAAAACAAAGGAGGAGCCCACACAGCAACCAAGAACCCTATGGTCAATAAGGCTGACCTAACATTAATCGTGGACTTCGGTTCGTTACTCATCCATTCCTTCCTTTGGCAGCAGCGCAGCGGCCCCAACCTGCTCAATGACCTTCATCTGTAAGCTCTCGTCTCCGTCTCGCTTGGCTTCGAGAACTGTGTCGATGCCGTGATGAAACGCCTCGTATTTCTCGCCGGTATGCCCGCCGCCGTAATCGTGGCAGCCGTAGGCCAGCGTGATCGCGCTCCGCCACGCCCCTTCCGCCGCCTCGCGCTTCACTTGGGCGAGCCAGGCGAGGGCGGGTTGGGCGGAGATCGAGAAGTAGTTGTCGCGAATCCGGGAAACAAATTCGATCAAGGCCGATGCCTGATAGGTGTCTCCGTTGTCGATGACCCATTCCAGTTGCTGCTCGATCCGCTTCAGCGCCTCCACGGCCCGAGCTTCCCCGGCGCGGGCGGCGTCGAGGTCGCGGAGAAATCGATCCTCCCAGTCCATGAACTCGGTAAGCTGCTTGTCTTTGACATACACGGCTTCCTGCCAGCCTTCCGCCTCGGCCTTTGCCGCGTCGCGTTCTTTGACTACCTCATCGAAGTGGGTCAGCGTGGCGGCTAGATCAAACCGGAGCTTTTCGCGCTCGGCCTCCAGTTCGGCGATGCGGGCGCGGAGGGCCTGCTCTAGTTCTTCGACCTCGGGAATGTCTAGGGCTTTGCATTGCAAGCATTCCGGCCCGTTGTTGTGAATACACTTGGGTTCGTTCATCGTCCACCTCGCGCCGCTCGAAGGGCGGAGAGAAGGTCGGCGGCCTCGTGCTGCCCGACGCTCCAGTAGTTGTCCTCGTCGCCGTCTTCGGAGTAGCAGTAGTAAATCGTGCTCTCCTGCTCGGCGGCCCAATCCAGCAACTCCGCCTTCTCCCGCCACTCTTTCACCCGCTCGGCGGCGGCCGGCAGGGGGAGGCTGAGGGCGGCGTTGGCCTGCTTAAAGTCGGCGACTGACGGCCAGCCATGAGGCATCCAATGATGCGCCCCGTCCGCCTCGTCGATACCGGGAGCAAAAGGCAACATACTAACTCGGTATGCGCGTGCAAAAACCTCCAGCGCCCCCCGCAACTCGACCACGAGCGCGGCGAGGGCGTCGCGCTCGGCTTCGCAAGCCAGCCAGCCCCGCCGCAGCGAATCAATCTCCGTCATCAGCGATATCTTGTCGTGGTCAATACTCACCGCCCCACCTCCGCCTCTTTCCACGCCGCCACGACCTCACCCCGCGCCGCCGCAGCCGCAGCATCGACGCCGGTACGGAACCGGGCGTAGCCTTCAGCGAGGGCGAACAGCGCACGGGAGACGGCGCCAACCGCCACGCTGAGCCACAGGATGCAGTGATACAGCCCATCGCGTCCGGTGGTGCGGTGGCGGAGGAACGGCAGCATCGCCGCAAAGCACGCGAGGAGGGCTAGGGCGGGGATCATGCGGCCTCCGTGGCGGCAGCGAAGGAAGGCAGCTTCTCTTGCAGCCGTTTCAAGAGATCGTCATGGTCCAGTTTGCGCTCCCGCGACATCGCGGCAAACACCTCCCGCTCGGTGATAATGCCCATCTGGATACAGCGCAACGTGGTCAATGTCTTGAGCGCGCTACAGTCGTGCGCGTCCTTGTAGAGTCGCCACACATTGCTGCCATAGATCCGGTGCGTGTCCAGCGAAAACAACGGCGCAAAGTTCCTAGACCACGATTCCGGATCAACGCTAGGGCTCAATTTGCACAGCTCAAGGATGGCCGTGATTGCGCCGGGGTTGCCCTCGGCAACCTTAATCGCGGCGCTCATAAACGTGTCTTGTAGGGTAATTCTCGATCCGACTTCCATCTTTCTCTCCTCCTTCCTCCACCCCGTCCGCATCGGACGGGGGTTGTGTGTCTGGTTGCCAGAGCCACTGGGGGCTGGCGTAGTTGTGGCGGTCGCTGGTGGGGAGGTCGTCGTCACCAAGCGTGGGGCGGAATGTTGTCATCAGCCACCGCATCGAACGGACTCGCCGCTCCCTCGATCACCACGCCACCGGTCTTCGGCAGATACAGATCCTCCAGCCGCACGCCCTTATCGTTCGCCTTGGCCTTGCAGCGAACATCGACGCCTTCGAGTTTGGCGTTGATCTTCCGCAGCCAATCCGGCCCGGTAAGGTCGGACGGCTGACAGCCAAGATCGACGAGCCGTTCCTTGGTGTACGGCAGAGCGTTGGGGCTCAGGAACTTCATTACGCTGTCCTGCCGCCCATCTGACATCTCCAGTGCAAACTCCAGAGCCTGCGTCTCGCGCTCGCCGAGTTTCTTGTGACGGATGCCGATGATCTTGCCGTCGTAATACTGGCCGTCTTCGTACTTCACGCCGTCACCTTTTCAGCCACCGGAGCCTGCGTCACAGCCGCCAACTTGTCGCGCAGCGCCGCCGCCGCAGTCGCCTCGCCCATGCGGGACTCCGTAGCCGCGACAACCTCATCAATCGGGAGTTCGCCGGGGGCCAGAACCGAAACGTACTCGGTCGCCTCGGGGACGTAGAACTTCTGAAGGCGGCCGAGGGCACGCCAGTAGTACATGGATTCGGGGTCCTGTTTGTACGTCTCTTTCTTGTCGTAGCCGGTGCGCTTGGCGTCCTCTTCGGTGAACGACGCGCGGGCAGGCTTCGCGCCATCCATGACCTTCTCGCCGTTCTTGTTCAGTTCAAGGATGCAGCCCTTCGTGTCGCGCTGGATGAACGTCCAGGTGTAGCCGTGCCGCCGCATCAGCAGCTCCAGGACCGTGCCCATCATCGCCGGGATGCCGTTGATGAAATAGATCCCCCGCGCCGCTTGAAACGCGCTGAGGCCCAATTCACGGCCAAAGCGGATACGCATCGCAATATCGGCCGCGTCGAGTTTCTTGCCACTGCCCGACGTGCCACGGGCGTACATGAGGCCTTGGGCAAAGTCGGTCTTCATCTGAAGAGCTTCGCCGTGTTCGGCGCTGCCTCGATCGGATGCCGAAATGATCTGGTCCAAGATGGACGACATCAGCTCAGGCTGCGGCTGCGCTGCCACTGCCTGCGCCTGTTGAATCTGCTCCACGAGGGGAGCGGTCTGTGTTGCCATGGTTATTCTCCTTCCCTGTTACGCCGGGAACACGCGAAATGGACGGGACACGGACGGCTTGACGACCGCCTCGTACACATCCGGGAACTTGGTCTTGAGCGCCTTGGAATCGACGCGCATTGATGTCTGCGGCTTGTACAGAACACGGAACCCCGGAGCGGTCGCGCCGGCACGATCCTGCAGGAGCCGCGTCGCCTCCTCTTTCACCGACTCCATCGCCTCCTCTGCTTCGTCGCGAACGTCGCGGAGCTGCAAGTACTCCTGCGCCAAGTCGGCCAGCGCCGGGATCTCGGCGTCAGTGTCGTCAGCGTCCACCGCTTCAAGCAGCGCAACGCCTTGGCACGAGTGCCGCCACTCGCAGGACTGGCAGCGCTTATCTGACACCGGCAAGCGGTCGGGCTCGCCTTCGCCCTGGGCCATTGCCCAGAACTGCGCCACCATCTCGCGAACAAGGTCGAACGCTTGCGCGTCGAAAGTGACCTCGAAGTGATCGAACCGCCAGTTACTCGGTTCCAGAATCGCGAACGCGCCCCAGCGATAACCAGCGTGCCCCATATACCACTGGATCTGAAGTTGGTAAGAGAGCGGCAGGCCTTCCTTCTGGAACTTGCGAAAGTTGCGTTCGTTGGCCGACTTAGTTTCGAGGATACCAGGGCCGCGTGGATCGTTTAGGATAATCCGGTCGGGTTGGCCGATCTCGTAGTCTTTCTCGCCATGGATCGTCTTGCGCCGCCGCACCGTGTTGCCGGTCTTCGCTGTGTACTCCTCGACGATCAGCGGTTCCAGCTTCGTGCCACGGATCAGGTGTCCTTT